GGTTTAAATGTGCAAGAGTCGTGGAAAGGCACGACCTACTTATTTCCGCCAACGTACGGCCGTTGTACGTACAGCAAGGCTAGAGGAAGCTGGCGTTGGAGCATGCGTGCTGGGCTTAACTCTAAAGCGCCTGCTACGGCTTGGTTTGAGCGCTTGTATAAGGAGTGGAAACTAAGAAACATCCCTGAAGCGCTGTTCTACACCACGTACCCCGAAATGTTACGGACATGTCAAGATGTGTGGGATTTGCCGATGTGCATTCCTAAAGAACGCGCCAACCTAATCCAAGGAGGAACCTTTTACAGGCTACAAGTTCCTATTTATTGGGGCTATTTTGTCTACTTACCTCCGCCTTCGCTTGGAAATGAAGCGATTAATCGCTTCAATGATATCTTCTCACACGTAGGGAAAGTAGTTATTTAGCTCTAAAATCGTTTCTAAAGCTATACTTACTGTCTCCTGGCCCACTTACAATAAAGCGATCCTCGGAGGCCAATTCTGCACCTTGATTCGGAGATCCAGCGACGCGCATCAGGTCCAGATAGCCACGTAAAAACCGGTCGGCTGCTGTGTTGTCTACGGCACCTCTGCCACCTTTGTATCTGGCATCGACCTTGTAGTCTTGGCTAAGCTGTGGATTCATACTACTATTGTGACAGAGCCTAACAATGACGCAGCATCTCGATACACAGCTACATATCTCTATGATTTGTGATCAAATCAAAGATCTTCTACTAGAAAAGAACCACAAATATGGCGACTCTGCTCTTAATCCAGCCCGTATTTTTAGCAAGGCGGATTCTACTGAGCAGATCTTAGTTCGAATTGATGACAAACTAAATCGCATTCAAAAAGGCGCCGGTTTGCTGGCTAATGATGAAGATGTCATTAACGATTTAATTGGCTACTTGGTACTACTGAAAATTTCACTGTGCCGTAATTTTCAACAAAAATGAAATACGAAGATTTTTTGAAGAATTACTCACCAGAGCTTCAATTGTTAGATGCTCTCGATTTGCTCAGTCAATATTCAGAGGACGCGGCCGCGAGCCTAGACCAGCTGGTTTCTGACCCCAAAGACGGTAAAAATGTCGCAGACTCCGACCATCTGGATCCCACTCAAGAATCTTAGATTCCAGGTATTCAATGGCTTTAATTTGATTTGAAGCGCCGTTATAGGTTTCCGCCAGGTTAAGAAGACAGCATTCAACGTTGCAGTTATGGTTTAACTGTGTTGGTATTTCTTTATCTGCTGCGTAGAACATATTTAGCTCAGTTCTACGTCTATCGACTGTTCTGTTCCCACCTGAGAACCAAATCTGGTTGATATAAGGGCTCCATTCACTGATAATTTCTGCTTTTGAAGCTAACCGATTAATCAGTTTTAATAGCCGGCACTCTTTGAATGATGCTAATCCTAAATCGTGCGCAAAACTAAGCAAAGCAGCTTTTTTGCTGTCATTTAACGGCACATAAATATAATCACGCAATGCGTTCGAAAACACTTTCAAATCTTCAATTAGCTGTCGATCTATTTCTTCTTGTGTAGCGATTTCTGTTCTACTTACGGTGTGTTTACCTAGCGTTTTACTCCCGTAGCCGATGCGCCAAGTGCTTTCACCATAGTCTTTATACGAACCGTACCGCCCAGGAGTGAGACACACCCTAGGCGGAAAATACCACTTGATGAGATCAATACCCTTTTGAGTAAGGAGTGGGTAGTCACTCCAGTCTTCAACTTGTTTTTTACGGGACGTCAACCGAACCGGTGTAGCTGACCTCAGAGTACCCGTCAATGGCTAGAAGCACAACATAGTTCTTAGCCGCATTGGTGACCGTCACGGCGACAGCACCTTTATTCTTGCCGTCTTTAGCGATATTCGAGAACTTTTTGTAGCCGGTAGGAGCTGAACCCGCTGAGTAGTCGTCTTCTTGGAAAATCTGGACTGTGTTAATTCCGCTGCTACTGGCAATTTTTACAATAATGTCGCCAGTACTGGCTGGATTGACGCGGAAACCACGAATATTGGTACCACCAGTATTACTAGCTGTGGTGTTACCAAGATAAGTAATTTCAGAGCCAGCGTCAACCTGGAAGGTGTCAAGGGTGCCCTTAATTGTGCGGATTGCCATGGCGGTTACGAGATCTGTCCGAGCGTTGAGTAGTTAAAATTGATATCGGCGTCGATACCGTGGTCTTTTAGGATTCCCAGGAACATTTGGCGATCCTGGGCTTTTTGGTGAAGCACCTCAATGAATGCTTCTTCCAGTTCGTCGCGGTCAAAACCTTGAATGGCAAAGGCGGCGGCGTGAATGGAGAACTCCACGTCCATTGGAAGATCTACTGCATCCATGGTTGATCCAAACCTTACACCTATCCTAACAGCGCTGAATTGTTCGGCAACGCCTTCGTGTATGGAGGCTGCACCAGTGGGATGGCCCGCTGATCCACGGTGAAAGCCGGCTCATCTGGGACACCTTCAAAATTTCCAGGTGCTAGGAGGTACGGGCGTTCCTTTTGGAAATCTCTTAAGAACTCGCTTGCTGTCGGTGGATGCATGGCTTAAATTGTGACCTAAAAAGGCTGTACTTAGTCCGTAAATGCAGCCAAATACAGTACTAAATGTTAAAACCAGGAGCACCATTGGCTCTATTTTGGTACTCTTATCATCTTAATGTAGTCGACTTTTGATTTCACCAAAGTCGGCTACACGCCCAATAACGGGGTGTGTTTTTATCCATGGCTTCGTCACAATTCATTCGTGAGCGGAAATTTTTTCTTCGCTCAGGATCTTTGTGCTGTGTATAGTCTTGGTAATCACGATGACCATATCTTACAATTTTTTCTTCGCCTTCGTGACAAGATTTGACGACAAATTTATGTGTATCGCCAGCAGGTGCTCTCTGCGGCTTATTACACTTCATGTGTTCTTTTGCTAATCGCTTGGCTTTTGCTCTGTCAGCCATTAGATCACAATATTCTGAGAACGGACATCCTGGGGCACCTGACCAGCAGCAACCTCTTGATAAAGAGTAGGCATTCTATTCCGCTGTAAACGGGCAATCATGTCCTCTGTCAGGTCATACTGCCTCAGTTTGCTCTGAAGAAACTCTTCTGCACTAGGTCGCGACCCATCCGATGTAGAAATCATTTGCTAAATACGGTACAGCGTGGCCCGCAGATGGTAACTTTATTGATTGTGGTTTCTGTTCTAACCACCTTCTTAGTTTATCAAGTCTCTCCTCGCAGAAAAATGTTTGCTGCGGGATAAACCAATCACTTAAAGATTGACTGGCTTTATTTCGATTACAAGGACCACACGCACACGCTAAATTTGACCTTACATTTTGACCGCCTTTATGTTTAGGCACGATGTGATCAATCGTTGCTGTGTGTGCTGTTAACTGTTTACTACAGTAAGCACATTTCCAATCCCAGGCTTCAAAAATGTGTTCACGAAACTTACGTCGAGCAAGTTTTGGGGTGAGTACAACAAGGTTAACAAGGAGGTCGTTTTCGCAGTGGAACATGGTTGGTCATGTGCCCATGACAAAAATGTATGGTGCACACACCTGTATTTCTGCTACTGTAGGACGGATGGGGGCGTGGCGGAATCGGCATGCGCAACGGATTTAAAATCCGTCGGTCTTTGACCTTGTGGGTTCAAGTCCCACCGTCCCTATTGCGGATGTAGCTCAGTGGTAGAGCTCCTGCCTTCCAAGCAGACTGTCGTCGGTTCGACCCCGATCATCCGCTTTATAAATTCAGTTGCAGTACATTGCCCGCAAGCTTATTTTCTTGTTGGGTGTACTCTGAGGCTGCTAAGCAATCCAATAAAAAGTCACGAGAGTCTCGGCGCCAATGGTACCTTAACCTGCTTAGCGGAAGGAGCTGTGAGAACTGTGGTGAGAGCGATCCAATCACTCTTGATTGGCATCACAAGGATCCCACCGAGAAAAAACATAATGTCTCTAATATGTACAAGTCCTGCGGGAAGCAGGCTATACTGAACGAGATCGCCAAGTGCCAGTGCCTGTGCGCTAACTGCCACAGAAAAGTGCACCGTGATCTGCGCAACGGAGCGTAGTAGAAAAGTATCACACTGCTTTTGGGAAGCAGAGGAGAAGTGGCAGTACCTTCCGCTCCGATTAATCGGTCAATCCGAGAGCATCGTCCTCGCTTGGATCGTATTCCACTTCCTCAAGGAGTTTCAAAATGTAGTGGTGAAGACGATCAGTTACCCAGCGTAGATCCTCGTCGCTCACATCACAGACAATAGCATTTAAGCGAAGCTCTCGAGAAGGTTCACGAATAAAGTCCGCAATCAACTCAAGAGCTCGGTAGCGTTTAGGTGTAAGTTCGCTTAGCACGTCACTCCAGAGCAACCAGAGTTGCCGCATCTACTTCGTTCTCAGTTGCGGAATTCTGTTTGATGATTGCAATCATCTCTAAGGCGCCTTGAACTTTTAGATAACCTTCTTTCAAAGACATAAGAGCTGCCTCCGAGGAGCGGATATCCTTGGCAAGGGCCTCAAGCTGTGTCTTGAGACCCGTCTCGAGTTCGAGGATAGACTCCAGTGTCATGGCTAAACTTTTTACACGAATTATAAGCCATCAATTCGCTTTGATCCTAAAATTCAGCCAACACCATCCATCTGCGCCACCACTAACAAAAAGGCGCGGATTCAAGTTCTTAAAACTGTATTTTTGATCTTTACCAGCGGTCTGTCCTTGACGTGTCCAACCGCCGTTGACAAGGTCAATTTCTCCGTATGGGTCCTGAACTAGCCAATAATCTTTGCTATATCCAGTAATAACAATGTAGTGGCCACCGCCAGAAGGACGAGAGACAGCTCCATGATGAAGAACGCCGGCAACAACAGGGAGTCCTTTGTCGATTTGCTGTTTGATGTCATCTGCATTTGCTGATTTTGTAAATTTAGCGTAAACACCTAGCTCTTCGAGAGAATCGATATGAGTCTGCTGGTAGATTGTATCGCCGTGTTTGCTGACAATCTTCAAGTAATCCAGATCATCTTCGATTCCAGGCACATCGATGTATTTTAAACACATGGCGATGGCACTGGTTTGACACTGGCGCCAGCCTTCGGGACCATTATCACGCTGGTAAAAATAAGGAAAGTTCCTCAAATACCGTAAATCGCCGTCAGTAGCATATACTTTTACGCTTGTGTCTGTTTTCAAGCCGCTCCAGTGATCATCAAATAACCACCATGTTCCCATTCCATAACCAAGCTCTACAAGTGTATGTTTATCTTTACGCTCTAAAATCCGACATTGGGGGATACGCCGATTAGCATTGATCTTAGCTTTTTCATCAGCCAAAAGTTCAGCCGAAGGTTTTATCAACTTCTTGACAAAAGTCAATTGTTTCGAGGTAAGGTCAACAGCACCCGTCTTCAATTCAGGTGCTGGCGCTGTAAATAGATCAACTTCAGCATTGCGACGACGCTTTAAACCTTCTAGTACACGGCCATCTCCCTTATCCCAGCGTGGTAGTTCTTCTTTTGCAACAGTATTTGGATTTTCTTTACTATTAAGCCTCTTTAATAATGTCGATTTTTTAAAAGCATCACCACCGACGTTAAAAACAAAGCTAACTAAAGCATCAAATTGATTCTGGTTCAGTTCAACTTTAACGTTGTCTTCTACAATTTTTTCAAAACATGTTAGATCCTTTTTTAGTATTGCCTGAGCTTCGGCTTCTGTAATACGCATTCCATTTTTTACTTCAGGTCCGGTATGCCCATAACCAATAGTCCAAACATTCGCTGGACATAAATAGCTATTTGCACTGAAACCTTCAAATGTTTTAATCAGGTTTATGCCAGGATCAGTTGTTTTCACGTCTGTGTTTAAAACTCTGTGTATTGTACATAAAAGAACTACTCCGCGTTACGAGAAAGACTGATTAACGTTGTTAATACACCCATCATCACAGTAATAGTCCGCGCATCTACATCCGCGCACCCCATTGGAGCAGGATCGATTTTTCCTCCTTCTGGCGTGCCGACATATTTAGCATACCAAGGCCATATAGTTGGTAATACATAAAAACGGCAAGCCCCCCATTGTACCGCCGAAACCAATAAAATGGCCGCAGCAGTACCCACAATAGATCGCCACAGCCAATTTGTCATAGTTAATTAATGGACGATAGTTGCCAGCCTTAGTAGAGAGTAGGCCTACACGCCCTCAAGGGCTGCAACTTTGGCCTCAAGGGTTTCGATGCGTCCCTTAGCTTCCTGAAGCGACTTAATTAACACTGGAACAAGATCAGCGTACTGCACAGACAAATACTCATTCTCGTCGTCTTCACTCCTGCGGGAAGCGTTTAATGCCTCGTCAAACTTTCCTTCTAAATCTTGAGCAATAACACCGAGACGTTTTTTGGAATCTGCATCGTCTATATTCCTGAGCCTATAGGTTACGCATCGAATCCCGGAAAGTTGCTCAAGGCATCCATTTAGCTCAACAATATCTTCTTTTAGGCGTTCGTCAGAATAAGTGCCCCAAGAAGTGCCACCGGCTGCAAGATTAACTCCTGTTGTGAGCCAGTTAGCGCCAGATCCGATACGGAGGGCTCTAAGGTCGCTATTTTGGCCGATGGTATAAGCAGTGTTATCTAGTTCATGGCGGCCAGAATAGCCACCCGAATTACTTAAAACCAGAAAACTCCCACCACCAGGACCATTAATTGTGACTGTGCCACTCTGACCTATCCTCATCCGCTCCGTCGGGCTGCTCGCTCCGTCGGCGGTAGTGGAGAACACTAATCTCGTCGGCTTTGATGATGCGCTCCAAGTGCCTCCGTCTCTATCTGCTGAAATAAAAGCACAGTTCGTATGCTCAGAATCACTAAACAGCACAAGACCAAGGTTGTCTCCGCTAGCAGGTGAGTTTGACCCCCTTGCAAGTCGAAGATGCGCAGGGCCCGTTGCCACTCCGCCATAGCCTTGAAGCAGCGCTGTTGTATTACTAAGAGTCGAAGACGTGCCAACTAAGAGCCTGCCGGAGCTGTCGATGCGGGCGTACTCAGTAGCACCATTAGTGTAAACATATTGAGAAGCATCAAATAACAAAGCATCCCGCGAGCCACCGCTAGTCAATGAACGAAGGATATTTCCGGTGCCACCAACTGGATCAAATTGGAATGTTGTCGATCCATCTGAAATAACTAGCTTTCCACCAGGAGAAGCGGTGCCAACGCCAACGTTACCTGTAGAACCAACAAATAACCGCCCAGTGCCATTAGTCGAGATGGCTACTTGGTCTGCGCCGGGGGAGTAGATGCCAGTGTTGGGGTCACTAATAAAACTAACTGCCGGAGCTGATGCCGAACCCAAACCACCCGATAATTGACCAGAAGAATTAATAACGACTCGTTGAACACCTGCAGTAGTAAAACCAATATGATTTCCGGCAGGATTATAAATACCTGTATCTAAATCACTGTCAAATGTAATGCTAGGAGCTAAATTGGTTCCACTTGGGAAGTTAGCTCCGACATTAATATAATCCGCTCCGGCCAGGATAACGCCAAAAAAATCAACACCACTGGCAGGTGCGGCAGCAAAAATAATATTTCCACCGTTCAAACGGAAGCCTTCGGTTCCCGAATCGTCAGGACGTTGTACGACACCGTTAACAGAAATTAAACACTGCTGTGAATTTACAGGTGCAGGGATAGGAGCGACACCAGCTACAGCTAACGGAAAACTAGTTGTGACCCCGTTAAAGCTGCCAGAAATATCGTCAATATTCCGATAAGTTGGAAATGCAACCTGGAGGTCGTTGCCTAAATAAGCCACAGCAATTTACTTCTACTACAAGTTATTCTACTGGAGTTGTATTAGGTCCAGCAATTGGTGGTTGTTGCGGCCAAACAATCTTATTTACATTGCTAGGGCCGTAAGTCTGCGGCAAATCACGAAGAATTTGTCGATAAGCAGACCAAGAGCGCTGATCAACTGTGACACCTGGAATCATGGTCCAGTCACTTTCTTTTAAAAGCTTATTGCGTTTGGTCCGAACATCTTCCCAAGTCGGTTGTTCAGGCTCTTCTGGTTCTTTTTTGAATACTTCGGCTTGCAGAGATTCTACCTGCTCTTTTAAAGCAGAAATCTCTGCCAGAAGTGTGACAATATCGTTATTCTTTGTAAGGCCCATAATCAAGGTGTCTGCTCAAGGTAACTAACTGTTACATCTAACGCAGTTGCAGTGTCTGAGCGAGCTTGTAGTTTATCACTAGGGGCCAAAATAATCTTATTGCCGTTAATTAACTCCAAGGTAGATCCTGCTGGCACTGGGGCGTTACGAATTAAATAAACATCATCCCCAGTATTACGGTCTAAATAAACATCTACATTGGCACTTGTTGATGTCTTATTAGAAGCCATGACACTCAACACAATTAGCGTTGCGGTGCTACCAGCCGTTACAACTGTCGCAGTCGGATCAGTGATGACTGCCGTCACCAAGCTTGACTTAGTGTCGTTTTTAAAAGTATTTGCCATATCAGCCTAGAGCAACGATAAGGGAGAGGTTGGCAGTAGAATCCAAGTTACCATTAACTGTTAGGCTGCCATTGACAACCATGTTATTGGCAAAGGTTGCGTTACCTGATGAGTCTATTGTAACCCTGGCAACGCCACCAGTCACGATTGCGATCTGATCAGGACCTGTAGAAATTAGTCCTGTGTTTGGATCCGTAGCAAACTTCAGAGCACAGCTAGATAAACTACCTGGTGATAGGCCCATGTTAACGCCGTCTTGGCGCAATAACGGAAATCCGCCAGCAGTTGTACCATCGTGTACAACACAAACGTTTTTACTAGTGTCGACAGTGACTTCGCCACCGACTCCGGTAAAAATTGCTGTTTCACCGGACGTCCCGCGTCTAAATTGTACTTGTGTTGCCATGTTCCTATCCTAAAGCAATTGCAATTGCAGTGGCAAACTCACGTGTTGACGCGATGCCGCTTTCGTCTGGAAGCGTAAATGTCCTATCACCAGTGGGATCCTGAACAGTTAATAAAATCTCGTTTGCATCTGCTGTGGAACCTTCAAACGCAATACCACTTGTATTTAATGTAATTCCATTAGCACTTCCAGCAGCTGTAATATGAATAGTATCAGACGTCAGAGACAAAAGACCTGCAATTGTAGTAGCGGTACTACCAAGTGCAATAGATGTCGAACCTAATGTAAAACTAGAGTTCTGTAGCTGACTATTTGGAATAGCGTTAGTTCCGAATTCTCCTGTAGTGCTGTTGTAAGTCAGTCCTGACCCTACAGCAACACTGAAATGTGCTCGAACCTCACTAGCCGCAGGTCCAACATACGTAATTACACCAGTGGAGTTGTTGTAGCTCAGCGAGCCGTCGCCGCCACTATCCGTAACAGAAATAGTGCCTCGAATATTAGCATCTGTTACAACACTATAAGTAAAAGTTCCTGTGCTGTTGTTGTAACTTAAACTGCCATAACCAGTGCCAGAATTAGCGGCGTTAAGGGTGGAAAGCAGTGCAACGGTTCCCGAAGAATCTGGAAGTGTAATCAGGCGCGTTGCTGTAGCATCAGCAGACGTTAACGTTGTTTTGTTAACATCTGCAGTTGAACCTTCAAAAATAATTCCGGTGGAACCAAGCTGAATACTATTTGCAGCCCCTGCAGCGCCAACGTTTAGTGTTGTACTCGCAACTAAAGTCGTCGAGGTTAGACTAGTAAGCCCTGAAATTGTAGTCGCTGTGGCACCAAGCGAGATGCTTGTACTACCTACGGTTAGAGAACTGTTAGCTAATTGTGCATTTGGAATTGCACTGGTGCCAAATTGGCCTGTAACACTGTTGTAAGTTAAACCTGATCCAGAGGCAACACTAAAGTGTGTGCGTACTTCACTGGCGGAAGGACCTGTATAGGTAAAAACACCTGTCGAATTATTGTAAGTTAGGGATCCATCGCCACCACTATCTATTACAGAAACTGAAAGCCTGGCTCGCGCATCTGTATAGTAAAGGTTTGTTCCCTCCAACAAGTTACTAGTTGAGTTACCAGCAAGGTCAAGTCCATCAGTAGGTGTGTTGACCTGCTGAAAAAGACCATTGACAAGTGCTATCGCTTTACGTGTAGTCATCTCAACTCAGTAAAATAGGTGGTTCCAGTTGGATTGCAAGCTCACTACCAGAAACTGCTTCTCCAACACGAACAACGTAATGACCCGGTGTAGTTGGTGGTGCAGTCGTAATGGCTCCAGCGCCAGCAGCTGATAAAAAGTAGTGATCAGCAGCGTCAAGACCAGATAAAGCTTCAATGCCTGTTACAAGTACTCTTACGGTTTCTCCAGTAGCTTTTGTTGTGTCTGCAAAACCAACAACGTAAGCCTCATCGACAGTCCCACTTGCAATCGCTCTGCCAACTAGTCCATCACTACTACGCAGATATAATGCGTCACCCTGTGAAACATTTTCGAATGTTACTGCATTGAAACCAACCCTAAATGGGATGAGAGTAGGAAAACTCTCTTTAAGATCAATTAGCGCGTCAACAAGGCCACGGTAATTTGGCGCGTAGGGTGATCTAGTCATAACAAAACCATTACCCTGCATTAAATCAACAAGAACGGTCAGGGCGCCTTCTATGTTAGGGTCGTATCCTAAGGCCACGAACTTGCTATTATCCTTAAGCTTATTCTAAGTCGTTGAATACCTTAGAATAGAAAAAATACAATTTTACAGTGACGCCAGAATTGATTGTGGCAGTCTTATCTGGTAGTGCGGGCGCGTTTGCCGGCTTGTCGAGAGCGCTGTCTAACTTTAATAAGAAGATAGAGTCACGTTTTGGTGAACTAGAAAGAGAAATCGACAGTCTACAAGAGCGTGTAATCCAGAATTACGTGCTAAAAGAAGACTTTTTGCGCGAAGTTCAAGCTGTGCACGTCAAGTTGGATAGGATCTTGGATCACATCTTAAATCATAGTCGTTAATCAGATAGCAATCCAATTGGCTGTGCCAGAGTCATACATAAACAATCCAGGCACAAGCTTATCGTAGTGAAGTTGACCATCTGTCGGATTGATTGGCTTTCCGTTGCTGTTAGAAACTACGGCTTTTGGAGTTTGCCACGCACTGCCATCATAAAGTTTAAAGATACGGGTACTGGAAGTGTCTAGCCAAGATTCACCTTTACTCAGCGATGCAAACCCTGCAGAAGGTGTATTTGGTGCTGTAGATCCAATAAAGGTTGGACCGACCTTAATCAGGTTTGTAGAGGGCGCTGCGGTGTTATCAGCAAAATACAGCCCCGGATCTGTAGAATCAAAATTAATAGCCAGCTCACCCGTGCCTAATTTGACAGGAAATGGTCTGTCAAAAGCAACAGAAGCACGCCTGGAAAGAATTTGAACTGCCATATTTAGCTATTGATGTAAAGACCGGCATCCAATATTGTATCTAAGGCTGTCACAGGACTGTACGTTTCAGCATCAATTTGGACAAGTGTATCTACGTTTTCGAGTGGGGTGCCGTTTCGGTAATCACCGCCGTCAACAAATCCAAACTCAAATTCATTAGTATATTCACTAAGAGGCTTATCAATAATTCCAAATTTAGCGTCTTGAAGGATCCTCGGATCTAAGTTAAATAACTTATTTACTAATCCAGCAAAACGGTTTGTACTATTTGCTACAAGCCCTGTTCGACTTAAATTACCTTTCCCATCACGACGAATATTATCGTTTAGCGCCATTGTTGTTAGCGTCGGATTAAAATTAGCCGCTTGCTCTGGATTATTGCCCGCTCCAATAATTGTCTGGTTTCCTGACCAGCCAAGATTTTGCGAATCAAAAATATAACGCTCCGTGACTTCTTTTAAACGTTGACTTTCTTTGTCAAAGTTCTTATAAAAGGTTTCTAATCCAGTCCCTACAGGTTGGTCACTCGGTTCTAGCAGCCAAGTGTTTACGTATTCGTGCGGTTTTAAATTAGACACCGTGCAGTACCCTGCTGTTGTATCCGCAAATGGATAAACAATCGTAAAGGTATCTTTAGAAGGCACACTCGTTATTGTGTACTCCCCTTCAATCGCGTTACCGCTTGTAAAATCAAGCTGAATACGTTTATTAGCCAATAGTCCGTGATTAGGCGCAGTAACCGTAATATTTGGCCCAGACTGTTCGTAGCGTGCATTAATTGAGATGGCACCACCACCTTCGTCGTGGATCAATGCCCACATTGAAGCGTAAATGTGTTTACACCACCGCATCTGGTAATAAAGTAAGTTTTGAAATGAAAATCGCTCAATATCTTCATATTCAGGCAACTGGTAAAAGTTATTTATTGTCGTATAACCAATATCTTGGAAAACGCCGGGAGAATCACGAGTCTCTGTAAAAGTACCGTCAGGATTTAAGATAAGACCTGGTTTTAAATTTGCTAGTTGTGTTTGAGGAAACCTACGCTGCCTAAGTTGACTATATAAGTTGTAATTATCGCGCTTACTAAAGTCTTCGCAAGAACACTGCCAACGTAATTCAGTTGTTAGATAGCGTCCAATTTGAAAACCTCTGTGTGCAGGTACAACTGTTGCTGTAGCACCGTTTGTAGTCTGTGCTGCGTAGCTATCTTCTTTTTGGAAGATTAATTCATTCGTAGTAGCGTCAGATCCAGTAACCGTATAGCCAACATAATCTAAATAATTGAACCCACGGAGAAGACGGTTGACTGTAGCGTCCCCTGAGGTCACGCCACTTGTAATTGTTGTAATCTCAAGTACGGTCGCACTGGTAACAGTGACTTCGTAGCGGCCAGAGGACACAAGTCCTGTCCCAATGTCTAAATAAACCGTATTGCCAGTAGAAAGGCCGTGATTTTCGGTGCAAGTGAGGGTTACGGTCGATCCTGTGCGGCTGTAAGTAGCAGTAATGCCAGGATCGCGTTCAATTACACGATCAGTCATTCGCTCACCTGGCAATAACGCTGTTTCAGTGGGCAAAAATCTTAATGCAACTCGAATAAAGCGCCAGCGTGTGTCTGTAAATACTGTTGAAACGGCGTAAGCAACGTTTCCACTTGTTGTCAACGGAGCTACAGCAGTAACTGTAAAAGTATTTTGTGTTTTTTCGGTAATTGTAAGCGTATTGTTTACGGCAGTGCCTGATAAAAATGCTAAATAGACGCTGTCTCCTGGAAATAGACCGTGATCAGCTCTAGTAACAGTGATTGTAGTACCGCTTTGAACATATACTGCTTCTACTGAGTCACCTAAATAACGTACACCAAGAATTGGAAGTCCGTAATCATAGAAAGTGAACGAATTGGTATCGCGCATACCAACAAGTTGCTCTCCAATGTCTTGATTTGTTGACGGATACGTGAATAGACGTGCCGGAACAAAAACTCCTGGATACTGCTGAAAAGAAAAATAAAGCCGATAGTCGCCTCTAACAGGTCGCTCAACATCATTCGAGCCTAAAGCACTTTGCGTGATTGAATAAAGTTCGTAACCACGGCGCCAGCGAGCCCACAGTGAATCGTGGTTGTAAAACCGAACTTCACTCTCAATTTCTGGAGAAAGCGACGGGTCAAACGGATTTTTAATTTCTGCTCTTTTATCTGTTCCGTTGAACTTTGTGAGACTAGAAAATTTCTTATCGAGCTTCCCGGTAAAAGGACTGCCCTTTGATCTAGAGAATCCGCCTACACCAAAAGGCATTTTTAACGATTAATAGTAGCCGCCTTGCGCAGTGACATAAAATCCATTGGTAAGAGCAGTCGTTCCACTATAAGAAGCGTATAAAGCTTGCCCACGCTTCAGCATCATGCCACGAATTTTAGGTGAAGTTGCGCTGTTGGCTGTGTAGAAATTTGAACCCGCTTGTACAGTTGGGTGATTGATCAAAGGAAGAACATTATATTCAGTAAGACTGTAATACTGATGGTCGTAAGTAGCTGGAATACTGACAGTAAACAGGGGAAAAAATTGGTTAGTGTTTGTAACTGATCCGGTTTCAACCAGGTAAATACAAAAATCCAAAGGCAGCCGGCACTCAACGTTACCTGTAATCGGTCCAGAGATGCTCGGAATAGTGCCAGTGAACGTGGTTGGTGTTACTGCAGTGACGTCGACCGCCTGGTCAATTGGAGTGGTTCCACTGCTATACGAAGTAAAGTTTAAGTAGACCTTCTGTCCAACCTGAACATTGTGACCGCCGCTAATAGTGACTACAACATTGGTGCTGTTAGCTGAGTAAGTACCAGTAACAGCAGAAGTCGCATCAATAAATTCGGTAGTACGTTTTGAATACTGGAACCAAATCTCATCAATATAAGCACCACTAATCGACGTGTCTGTCTGTGCAGAATCCACGTCAAAAATTTTGGTCGCATTTCCAACCGCAGTTGGCACCAAGCTGGTTGAAAACGCCTGACCTGAAGCCACAGTAACTAGGCTAGAAGTAGTCGCCGGACGATCAACGAGAAGCGGTTGCTTGTTTGAGCTAGACGATGACAATTGACGCTACTCTCCCTGTACGATGCGTTTTGTTGGGTAAATTCTAATGCAGACAACCTAAATCAGGATGCCTTCTTTTTCTCCATGCGCATCCGCGCTTTTTTTACAGCTTCTTTACGACGCTCCTTGTCGGTAGGTTCTTTATCAGATTCTTTATCAGAAACCTTTTCAGACTCCTGGCCGCCTTTCTTCTTAAAATGGGCCAGCAGCTCGGGAGGCATCTTACCTTTAGCAGGCATCGTATTGAGTACTGAAAACACGTATGAGTATATTCTAATACGTGCCTAAGCTATCTAATACAAGCTTTCTTCAAGATCGCTTACCTCACCACCAGCTGCATAAGGATCGTTAAGAACTGGTGTCTCAGCAAGGTTGTTTAAATCCACATTAAATGCTTCTCCAGCGAGACGGGAACGCCCTGAATTTTTACGCGGTGCGCGACCACCTACTGCGTAGTAACCACCTTCGGTGGCAAGCATTGCCTGAAAGTCTTCAGCATTAGTCCGAAGAGGAAACTCATACGGCTCTTTTCTGGCGGTAATACCAATGGTATATCCCATTTTCTCCCCAGCGCGTCTAGCCATTGGTCTTCCTCCTCGAAGCTAATTCGACAGCACGACGAGCTTTGCTTGCACGTTCTGTATTCGGGACAAACTGACGACCTGTTCGAGAGGCACGCTGCTTCTTTTCATCTGTACGCTTACGTTCTTCAGGACTCAGCCTGGCCCAAGCTTCTCTTGGCAAATAGCGTTCGGTACTCTTCTGTCCGGGCTCGATTGCTTTGTCGTTCATCGGACTACTGAATCGGCCCACCATGTAGCCAAGCATCACAGGTGCGGGAGCCTGCACACTTGAATTTAAATAGCTGACAATAGCCTAAATCAGCTCGGCATTGTACATCATAAGGATCTGCCGCGCCTTGCTCATTGATACCTTCAATAATGCAAGATAAAATTTTATCTGATTGATCAAAAGCTGCACAGTTACGACAAAGAGCTGTTTGTACAGTATCAAGATCACTATTCCAAAGTTCAGCCTTTTTCTCCCAAAAACCTGGATCTGGCGCATCAGGATTTAACGGTCCATAGGCAAAGTTCTTAATAGTCCAATTGCGATTTTTGATATTTTCTTTAATATCAGTTGTAGCACGTGGGCAAGAATCTCCGACTTCTGCTACTTTCTTATTAAGAAGAATAGTGACTTTGGGATTCATCATGCTGCAGCCACATTAAAAGTAACTGAAGCGGCGGTACCACCTGATTCGCTAACAAATACAGGGCGGATCCATTTGACCGGGCGTCCACTCACACTATATACAAATGTTCCGTTACTAGAAACCGTTTGCGGTGCGACAATCTCAGCAAAATTTGTGCCATCAATACTTCCATCTAAGCGCACCACGACATTTGTATTGATATTTGACACCGTAACAATCAATGTATAATCGCGTGTACGAAACAAGTCATTTACAGCTACTTGAAGCAGGTTACCATTACCAGGCGAGGACAACGTCGGACTGATATCGAAAATTGTATCCTGCACGTAAGTTAATGCCACAGTGTTACCTAGCTATAAAAATAGTCTAACCTTTACCCTTCTCGTATTCTTTACGAGTCATCCACTTCTGTTCACCCCAGCGATCTAAAGATTTTTGTGATTCCGTCTTGCCACCTGAATAACCACCGCCTCTATTTTTGTAAGCTTGTGCTAAAAGCTGGGCTTTACGCCCGGACCACTGACCAGGCTTACCACCTTTGGAGCCAGCCATAATCCTGTCTTTAAGATTTTCGCGTAATTCTGGTTTGGTGTAGCTCATTAGAAACCTTGCGAAGGCTGCTTATTCAAAATGACAGGCGGAATGTTATCTGTCCTGCTACGCATCACTTCGCGCATGTACGCAGGATTGTTCAACTGGAACCTGGGGTCATCTTCTCCATTATACGCGACAACAAAACCACACTTGCTGTGTTGCTCCTTACGTTTGCTATTGAAGGGGTCGCTAAAACTTGAAGTCGTTAAACTGTAATCCTGGTACATGTTCTCGTACGTAACGGGAAAAGAGGGTGAATAACCAGGGACAGCAGCAAAGCGCATTACGCTAAATAGTTCGGAGTCTGGTTAAATGCGCCCATTAAAAGCTGCAATGGGTTAATTGAAGATTTGATTTGCGGTGTTTCTGCAGACATTAACTGTTGCGCGTACGCAGTTAGAAAATCATTGGTACCTTGTTTTTGAGTTTCTCCTATGCCAGGTAGGATAATATAAGTGTCTCCCTGTTTGGTTTGCTGTGGTGTGGAAGGTTGAATAGGCTGTTGCTGCATTGCAGTCTGTTCCCCTTGCTTCCCACCAACAGTGTGAAGAAGGCGGATTTCATATGGAGTACCTTGAGCATCAGTTGTTTTGATGCTGCCGTAGCCACGCCCAGGAGTGAATGTGCCGGGGCCTTCCCAGGCTAAGGGCACTCCTGCGCCAATGCCGTAATCCTGCCCAAGGTGAAACGTCGACGCACCTTTGGTGGGTGCGACACGTTTACCGTAACCAGAAGTAATTGGATAAGCAGGATTCCATTGTTCGCCTTGTTGTTGCCACAAAGCTTTACGGTCTTTATCTACCTTTAGGCGAGTTAGCAGCGAACGAATTGTACCTGGGTCAATATATTGTCCATCTTTCAGAACCCGCACATCTAAGTGCGCTCCTGTAGTCGGATAAATATCTTCCGCAGTCGTAGCAATACGACCAACATCTAAGTAGTCTTGTGCTGCTGTTCTCGCCATGGTCCGTAGTTAATATTGTGGCGTTTGGTTTAAACCAAGGGCAGAGCTTAGGAGAGCAAAAGAATTAAAACCTATATCTATTTTTGGAGTATTTGAATCAAAAATAGTCTTCAAGATAAACCGATCTAAATTTTCTTTAGGGTCTACCTGTGGCTGCATACCTCCAAACAGAATGAAGGTGCGCCCACCTGGGGCGGCCGCTACCTCCTGCGGCTGTTGCTGTGGTTGCTGTGGCGTAGCTTGTGCAGTCTGCGCGGCTTGCTGTGCTTGGGGTAGAAATTCTTTGTACTTACCACTTTTGTAAACTGACCAAGCGCCAAGACCTTGACTACCTAAAATTTGTTTAGCAGCCTTGGCGTTAGTTGCTGGATCAAATAACTGGCTTTCTTTTTGAAGGCCAAACTGCTTCATCCGTGCAGGTCCAAGTCCACCATGCATGTTGACTTGAAACAATCCATAAGATTTGTCAAGTCCTTCGGGATTGAACGCCTGCGTGCGCCCTCCTGATTCTGCCATCGCAATGGCAGTCATCGTTGGTATCTTGTCCTGCGGGAATCCTTGTTGTTTTAACAGGTCCGCAATTTGCTGTGGGTTTAGCTGTGACATGACGGAACTAGACTGCTTGGCGTTAGCGGAAATCGGTTGAGAGCATAAGGCGAGTGCCAACAGCGACGTCGGCAGGGCCTGGAAGGGCTTGAATAAATTCAGCACCTTCGCGATTAAACCGATACCGGGCTTGCTCGGGGTTTCGGTAATTCGGAACATACAAATGTAGGGCTAATCGATCCGTCTCGTATATGTAAATTGCCGTCCAGGTTTTCAGCGTGTCTCTAAAATCAGAGGTTGCAATCGTACGATCGACGTCACCGGCAATGCTTTCGATACGACTCCTGGGAACAGTATTGTTGTTCACACTTCCAGTCATGTCAGTGCGCTTTTCAGCTTCGTCGCACCGACTGACTTGTTCGACAATTTTCGAATACCAGAACGAATCCGGGATGTTGTTGACAGCTTCTTCAAGACGCGCTAAATCACCTGCCGGAATAGACGTGGTGTTATAACCAAGGTGCCAGCGAACTTTAGACTTGAGGAAGTTATCGAGTTGCATTACTCAAAAGAAATGCGTTATTGGATACGACTCTCTAGTTATACCCAATAACACACTAGCACGCGCAAATTATCACTCAACGCGGACAAGGTTATCTTTGAACATTTCGTCCCAATCAATTCGCTTGATCGACTTCAACTGCTCCAGCCGAGTGAATTTTTCACCAGGGAGTGAAAGCTGTAGATCTTTGATATCACGCGCTGTTTTAAGTCCAATACCGGGAAGAGAGTCAGCAATCTGTCGAGCGCTCGCAGTATTGATATTGATACGCGTATCTAGAGGGAACGTTTCCCGTTGAGTGGGTTTCGGCGGCTTAACTCCTTCCGATTCAAGTTGAACGGTCAGGCGCTCCTCGGTGCGAATCTTTTCATTAGTAGCCTCCAGATGTGGTGTCAAATCGGCTTCGTTGACGTATAGAACCTCATCTTGTGAGTCGATGCACATCACAATGTCGTCACCATGTTTGGAGATCATTTCTACAAGACCCCCAGTCAGGCGGTATTGATACAGCATTTTTGTTAGTTGAACCTTCGCTTAGCTTATCAAAATAAATCCCAGACGCCTAGACACAAAAAACGGACCCCGAAAGGTCCGTTCGTTGCGTCTTGGAGTTACGATCAGATGTCGTCTCCGCCCACCTGAGAGACGAAGTCGATGTACTCGTTGATGGACTCCCAATTGGCCGCAGCGGCAGGACGGAGGTAGTTCACGCGACACACAAGATAGCCTGCCTTACCAGCAGTGCTGTCGGTGGAGCTAATGAACACACCGTCGCCATCCACGGTGGTGGAGGTCACACCGTTCACGTTGAACACCTTGAAGGTGGTGTCCGCAGTAACACGGTAGAACATCGAGTTGGCGAAGTCGGCCGCCACAATACCAGCAGTGGTTACACCACTGGTGAAGGGCAGGTCGGCAACAGCAGTATCACTCAGACCCTGAGCAAACAGGGAGCTGGTTGCAGAAATAATGGAGCTAGCAGCAGCCAGGCCATTAGCCTGCGACGAAGGCACGCCAAACGGAGCGCCACCGTTGTTAGGACCAAGCAGGAGACCCTCAGTGCTAGTACCACCGATATCAGCGGTGACAGGGGAGGCAGGGAAGCCAGCCAGGCCACCAGCAGGAAGGTCCTGTGCCACGGCGATAGAAGCACCGTAGATATAAGCAGGACGCTCGGAGCTAGCTTGCACCACGAGGGAGGTGCGGTTGTCACGCACGCGATCATCAGGACGACGATCAGGCGAGGGAACAATAATATCGAAGCTCTTGAAAGAGGCTTTATCGGCAGCAAGATTAGTAATCTTGACGTAGCCGATCAGCTCATAAGCTTCCACGCCAGGCCAAGCATAAACACCTTCGGTGTTATAGGAGGACAGACGGTTGATTTGGTTACCGGGTTGCAGGATTGCACCGGCTTCTTCTTTGTAGGCAGCCATTAGTTAAGTACCTCCTTTATCACTCAACGATGGTGAAAGCAGTGGTAATGAAGTCCTTATTCAGGTTGGCGAAACCAGCGTACAGCTGCCAAATCAGGATGATAAAGCGGCTGAAGTCATCATTGTTATTGATGAGGACCTGAGCATTGGGACCACCAATACCTACACCGACAGCCTGAGGACCGAAGAACAGACCAGCCGGAGTGGTGCGGGTTGCAGCACCGCCGCCACTGCCGATGTCGACGGAGATACTCTTGTCGGGGAAGTTGGTGGATTCGAAGAAACGCACACCTTCAAACACGAAGCCAGAAGGCATGACAGGTTCGCCGGCCACAAACTGAGCTTGGCCGAACTGACCACCACCATACAGGGCAGCATTGGGGGCCATCATTCCCATCAGGGGATTAGGAACGCCAGTGCCAGGATAGCGGGCCACTTCGCGGAAGCCCTGGTCAGCACGCAGATCCTTCATGAAAGAGGGATCAGCGATACAACGGTAGTAACCGTCAGCAAACACGGGGGTGTTACGCTTACGCAGCTGCTTTACAACCTCAAGAAGGTCAGTCTTGACGTTGAACTTGAACCGCTCAGAAGCGTACTCGGTAGCGGTATAGTTGTTGAGGGCAGTTGCGGAAGATTTGGTCTTACCGTTGGGGTAGTAGTAACCACCCTGGCTATCAGAAGCAGCGCCACGAGACTCAGCTTTGAACAGCTCGTCCAGGAACACACGGTCGCGCCAGCGGCGATAGTCGTCCAGTAGGGTCAGCGAACCGATGGACTGGTGGAACATATTAAGGTTCCCGGTGTCCAGCAGCAGACGCTGAGCGGTCATCAGAGTCTCACGAGCAATCTTAAAGGTGCTCGGGAGGTTGGTGTTGTTCGGGTCAGCGGGACCGGTGTACTCACGCAGAGACACCAGCACCTTGTCCTTTACGATAGACCGGCTATTAGCAGTACCGATGGTTTGATCCTGGGTACGCTCACGGCTAGTCTTCGTTCCAGGGCTACCCCAGAAACGATAACGGTCAAGTTGAACGGTTTGACCCGGCTGTTTGGTGAAGTCGTGGACGACTACTGGCTCGCAAGCCATCTCCACGATATAAGCTGGATGGGGGCGGTACAGCTCCGCACCCAACAGCTTGGGAAAGTCGTTCTCCTGATCTCCAATTTCTTGAAGGGGTGGACTATCTCTTCACCCTGTAAGGGTGCCGGGCGCTAATGGCGTGTTACGAATGAAGCGTCATTCACCGCCTAGTCTCTGCACCTTCCAACTACGAACTTAGTTGGCTTGGCTCAGGATTACCCTCGTCTTTACGTTAGGGCTTCCCTGAATTCACCCGGTTTTCACTGATCAGTTGCCTAATCAGGCGACAACGTTGAGTACTCAGGTTAAGTGCTACAGTATCGGAACAGCTGTTTATGAACAACGTGAAGCCGAAACTGGTTCCTGGATTTGAAAACCTTTGCCTAGATGAGCTTGGGCAACCGTACCAAAAAGAAGGTGATTGCTTTGTGAAACTCACCATCAGCTCAACAAGTACTTATGATCGCGTCTCTGTATCCGTTGATGGGAAAAAGATTCGCTACCACGTGCATGTTTTGATGGCTATAACATTCCTCGATCTAGATTTAACTCTGCATGGAATTAAATCTGATTCGCTTCAGGTAGATCACAAAGATGGCAATAAAAGAAATAATTCTCTTAGCAATCTTGAGGTCGTTACCAAAAAGGAGAACTATGACAGAGCCTTAAAGGCCGGTCGGTACTCAAGAAACGGTTATGCCAGCAAAGGCTCGGCAAAAAAATCTCTTAGGAGGTTTTCCGAAGAAGATGTGGCTTTAATCAAACAACTTAGGTCTGCTGGTCTTTCGTATAGAAAAATAGCAGAGAAGTTTGGTTGCAACCATTTAGCCGTTTATCAAATCATAAAAGGGAGCACCTATCAGGATCTGAGTTAGCTATCGATGAACATGTTGGTAATTCAGCGGGGTATGTGGCTGAAACCAGGATCTGGAAGATCCCTGGAGCAGAAGCCAACGAAAAAATTCGGTGCTACTGCGGGCCTGGAACTTCCGTCCCATTGATAAAATTATACCCTGTGTTTATCAATCCGGATTATTAAGCTTCCGGATTCACCATCTGACCAAAGTTGTAGCCGCTGACCATGTTGCCAGGGGAATAAGCCATTGGCGCCATGTAACCAAGTGCACGATATGGATTAACGTAGCCATCTGCTGGCTGCATATCCACTCGTTCTGCTTGGATTTCAGGATCAATTAGTTGTGCTTGCGCCAGCTGAAGAGCAGCCTCAAGCTCAAGAGTGCGTGCCCCAGCCTGCTGTTTACGCACCTTAGCTTTCTTAACGGCTTTTTCTTTTTTCATTACTTTTAACCTTTTTTAGAGTTGTTGGCGGCTAACAAACCCATAGATAACATTCCAAGCGCTGGCATTCCCTGCAAACGTGCATATTGCTCATTTGTGAGGATATTATTCTGCGTCACTTCAGCAGCACTTTGATTTTGAGCCGAAAGCAACGCATTGCCCGGTAACGGAGATCCTGGAAGATTTAACTTCAAGTAAGCACTATCGAGGTCTCGCGGCATCGCAGGTGCGGGTGCATTTGTCGTGCCAATCACACGACCGGCAGTAGCGTCACGCATTGCTGCATACTGGTCAACTCTGCCAGCCTGCACTTGAGAGGCTAAGTTAGCAGCGCCAAAAGTATACAGAGCTGCTGATCCGACCGGCCCACCTGCGGTTCCTACATTAATCAGAAATTGCTCAGCTCGTGCTCTAGCACTACTCTTTTGGGCTGCCATAATAAAATCCGCTAAATAAAAGAGGCAGCATTGCTACCCCTTATTTTACAATTACTCATTTTCCTAATAAACGACGTTTATTAGGATTACGAGTATCACTCCATCACCAGCATTTTCTGGCGGAACACGTCAGGGTTCTGTTGTGCAGAGTTCAGATAACGCCAGGCGTTGGCGGGATCACGCTCAGCCAGGGCTCCAAAATTGTTCCAGAAGGCGGCGGGGTTGCCTTGCATCTGGGGTTGAGGAGGAACAGGCATCTGAGGACGCTCAGGAGCAGTGGGGCGCTGATACTGAGTACCAATTGCCTGCCCCTGGGGACGGCCGTAACCAATTTCCGAATCGGGGATTGGATAAGGACCGTTCTCGCCAAAGAATTCGCAGGTGTAATCGGCCAGGATATCTGGATCCGTCAGGATAGCCTCATAAGCGCGGTGCTCATGAGAAAGCTCCTGAAGCAGACCGATGGCCTCTTGAAGCTGCGCATTGGTAGCGAGCAGCGTGTCTTCTACAGAACAAGCGTACTGGTTCAGAAGGGCTGGAGCATCAGCACCGAAGTGGTTGATGACATCAAGACTTTGCTCGCTTACCCCGTTGTCCAGCAGCATTTCCTCCGTTATTACCGGAGAAGTTTGGGAATAGTCGTTGTAATACGCCTGGTTGCTGTTGTTCGAAGGCGTATAGGTCTCCGTCGCCAAATTGTTGTACTGGAGACCCTGTTGGGAAGCGTAATTGGCCTGGTCGTAGGCTTGGTTCTGACTGTACTGTTGACCCTGGAACGGGAATTGGACGGGCGAACTCAGGAGCCCCACTACCTTGTTGAACGCCTCCTTGTAAGGGTTCTCCGCTTGTGGGGCTGCCTGGTACGCTTGGGGGTATGACGCTGTAGGGGTTGACAGGTACGGATTGACCCCCATCTGGGCCTGCATTTGCGGGGCTGGGGCCACCGCTTGCTGGTAGGGCGCCACCCATTGGGACGTCGTTGAAACCGTTGGCGCTTGTGCCGCCGTCTGCGCCACCGGAGCCCCGTAGCTGCTCGGCTGGATCGGGGATGCTTGGGGTGCCGATTGGGTCGGCATTGCGGTATCGGCCTGCATAAGTTACCTCTTTTTGTAGGCTTTCGAGTGTTCGGTAAAGGAAGGGAGTGAGATCTAATCTCGGATCCGCAGCCATCGGTAAATTCGGTTGCTGTGGATGTGGTGTTCGCATTTCTTGATTGATTAGATCAATAAATGCTGAGTAGGCCCTCTGTACTTCCCCTACCATTCGGAATGGGAAACCGGAGAGCATCCCCGCGATTTCATCATCCGTTTTAGAAGGGAATAAATACTTCAGTGCTTCAATGCTATCAACCCCTAATTCCTGTAGGTTCCTCGTGAAGATAGATTGGTTAAGTTTATCTTGTGCCGTATCTTCGTATACAGGTCCCATCCAGCGCCACATAACAGCACGATCACCGTCTGGGGCAAGACCTAAAACGCCACTGGGAATCTCGCGGTTCTCGATAACAGCATCTAGAGCTTTTTGAAGTTTCTTCTCATAAGTTACCAACTGTTTTTCGTACTTAGTTACAGCAGCCTCGTCCTCTGTATCTTCGGGAGGAATTGGATACTTAATACCCAGTGAGTATGCCAATGATTTACGGAAGATTTGCTCTTCCTGGAAGATCATTAATTCGAAGCAACGGCAAATGCCGTATGTATAGAGCATCAAGCATTTCTTCTTGGCTGTAGCACTGACACGTCCATAAGCCGATTTGATCTCGGTTGCAGTTACGTTGGTGATGCTTAAATCATCAATGCCACCAAGTGCTAAGCGA